ACAATTACAGGGCCTCTTTCTGGGTGACATTCCAGAACAACAAATCCCTCAATTGGGTCACCAACATTATTAAACATATCTAACCTTCTTTCTCTATCTTATGTAGCCATTATACCTGTTATAATAACAAATGTCAAGAGAAAAAGACAAAAAAAAACCCTTGAAATTCAAGGGTTTATAAATTAATTGGAGCGGATGGATGGTAATGCACCATCTTCTATTGGTTGGAAACCGATTGTAATACTTTTATACTACATCCGCCTAGTTAATGGTGGCAGGGAATCTTGAGAGAGATTTGAGAGAGAGAGGTTTCCCCACCACCATTATTCTTATAATACCCTAAAGGTATTGATTTGTCAAGACATTTCCAAAGCTTCTTTTGTAGTTTCTTGAACTCTTCGTGTCCAACCTCTACCAAAGGTTTCAAATGTTTTTAGTTTTTCATAGTATGACTGGCGATTTGCTTGGTATGTTTCGATAGCATACTCAAGACCTTCATTCTCTACAAAGGCAGCAAGTGCCTTCAGAGTGTTCGGGCCGATACCACCATCAACAGTTGTTCCAATCATTGACTGAAGATACTTTGCAGCACGTCCTGGCCCTGCATTGACGCCAAAGTCAAAAACACATAAGTCCAGTCCAGATGGAATGTCATCACATTTCATTCTGCCCCAATAGTTCTTTTCATAGATAGGAGCAACGTCCTCAACCAAAAGGTCTTTCATATCCTTCTCACCACCAAAGTCTTCATAAACTCTTTTCGTGACGCCGAGGTTTGTCTCGCCGCCAGGGTCTTTAGGATGGTTTACATAACCACCTTCGTGATGGAGAATCATCTCCAAACAGTGTTGATAGTTTTCTTTCATTTAGTTATTCCTTATGAAATCATCGTTCCAATTGAACGCTTCTTTTACGACTGCCGCAGACAGTCCTTTATATACCTGATGCAGTTTCTTGTCTTTTGCGTTGACAACCATTTCTGCTTCAGATTTATGAAGTCCTTCGAGCATCTGAATAAACAGTGTCTCTTTCTTTGCACGAGGTAACGCTGGGTCACCACCTTTAATAAAACGATAGAGTTTCTTACACTCTCTTCGCATCACATTATGTTCAGTACCAATCGGTGCTTCATTTGCTTGATATGGTACTGCACCTGACGGCATCTCCCATTCAATGTTAGGGTCGAATGATGATTTGATAACCATCCTCAAAGGTTCAGTATCAAACTCTTTTAAGATAGCAACCTTCTTGTCTTTAGTTTTTGCTTTATGCACCTTATCCAATACTTCAGATAAAAGTGGCGTGTATGTATTTTGAACCATATTAAAAGTCTCCAATGTCGTTCATAAGATTTTTCAATCTTTTATTAATAAAATAATTTAGTAGTTTTGACCGTTCACCTTTTGGTGGTTTTCTATAGTCTTCTAGAATCCGTTCCTTCAAGTCACTTGGAATATACTCCAAATCAATTAGTGTTCTGTTCCGTTGATAGTTACGAAGCATATCCTCAGTACAAAAATCTTCTGGAGCAAGGTCAATCCAAACTGCAAGTTTCTTTTTAGTCAAAGGTTTCTGTCGCAACTCATTTACAAAGGTATCATCAGATGATAAAAAGTTTGGTACTCCATCACTTCTGTCACCTTTTAGAACGTGTTCCCTAATATATATGTCTGGATTAATGTCCTTAACAAACTTCTTCAACACAGGCGAATATTGTTTCACAAAGTTGTGTTTTTGCAACTGAATGAAGTCCTTATCACCAGACAAGATAAGCACCTTCTCAAATTCTGTAGGTGTTACGGCAATGTGCTGTACGACTGCAGCAATGCAATCATCTGCCTCTGCACCCTCTACTTCTAGAACTTTATATGGAAAGTGTGTTTTAATTTCATCTCTAATATTATTTAGAGTTTCAAAAATTGAATTCCAATCAAGTCCAGAGTTTGCCCTGTCCTTCTTACGATTAGATTTGTAGTTGGGGAAGTAGTCTCTTCTCCAATACTTTTTGCTGTCATAACAAAGTACTAACTCACCATATTCACCTTGAAATCTAGAACGGTACATCCGAATAGAATTCAATACCATATGACGAACTAAATCTTCATCAACCTCGTTCTGTTGCTTAGAGCCTATCTGCATCATTAGATTACTGATAGTCACTTGGTTCATATCAACCAATATCATAGTATTTCACCTTATATTTCATATTATTATATATTAGTCTATAATTACCCAAATGTCAAGAGATTTTAGCAATCTTTATCTAAATCCTCATCATCCATACCAACAAACTCTGCGAGCGAGTCAATATCAAAGGTAGTATATAAACCATCCTCATCATCTTCATCAGTAGTTACAAACATTCCAATAAGGTGTTGCATAGGATGTCCCATACCTAAACCTCTATAGATTATTGATTTTACTAATTCGATTGTAAACCCAATATCACGAATGAACTCAGCGTCTTTGGTATCAATACCATTCTCGCCAAGATTGTGAATGAGATTTACTACCAGACCTTCAGTCAGATGTTCAGCAAACTTCAAGTCATCATGCATAACTAATGCTTTATTATCAATTTTGATATTTGCATCTGGGGCACTTCTCAAAGGAAATTGTACCACATTACTCTTTGGGCCATTATCGTTCATTTTCCATTTCCTTTGTCCAAGTTTCTTGAATGTCTGGATACCAAACACCCACACTTCTTTTTGGTGTACCGTCTGGGTGATATGCCATGACTAAACAAACTGTCTTACATTTATTCTGTCCATGTTCGCCCCAAAATAAATCTGTATAGATTCCAGACCGTAAGTAGTTTTCTAAGTTACGAATGTAACCAGAGATACTAGAGACTTGTGCCTCTGCACCTTTTACCTTACGGCGTAAGTCATGTCTTGCAACAGACAGTAATTCTTTTTGTGTCTTAATCCACTTCTTCACATTGATGTGACTCCATGCATCTTCATCGCCTCGGGCGAGAACATCTGGGTGGATTGATTTATATTCTGGGGGATTTGCAGCGAGACGTTTTTCTCGTGCAATCGCAAGTCGTTCCCCTGCTGCTTTCTTCTGTTCAGCAGACATTGGTTTACGAGTTTTACGTTTCTTTGGTAGGGTCTTATCACTCTCAATATTAACGGCACGTGCCATTTTGTCACCTCTTTAATAACCTAGTTCATCCATTCGCTTCTGCATATTTCTTTTGTACCTACGAGTTGCAGCAGCTTTCTCTTTACGTCTTTTTGTACCACGAGACTCATAGTAAGTTCTTTCTCGTAGTTCTTGAAAAAATCCATCTCTCATAAGACGTTTCTTCAATACTCTCATTGCACCATTCACATCACCGTTGCGAACCATTACCGTAGTGCCACTTAATGGTTTTTCATTTTTTTTCTTGTACTTCATTATATCCTTCTGTCAAAGTTAAGTTTGGCCTGCCCTGCAAGACTCGAACTTGCGACCCACAGCTTAGAAGGCTGTTGCTCTAATCCAACTGAGCTAAGGGCAGAATAACTCAACTGGCGTCCATCTCTTTTGCCATCTGTTCGATGTTCATTGGAGGCAGACTTTTATCAAACTCTTCCAATCCATTTAGGAAAGAGTTGATATCTTCTAGTGGCACTTGTTCTAATGCTTTTACATCTGCCACTGTTATTATATAGGACTCTACCGAAATCGGTATTTCTTCATAGGTAGAGTATTTATACACATTACTCATAATAACCTCTTACTTTTGGAAACGTACAGAATACTGTCGCCCATTGTGCATGAATGTTGCAATACTGTGTGAGTAGACCTCTACACGAGTTTCGTTGTATCGTGTTTCAATACTACAAACTTGTCGAGAACCACCAGTGGCAGTTGAATTGTTGTGACCAATAACTCCACCAAGTATTGCACCAATATTACGATTGTTCTTACGGTCTTTACCATCACCAATCTGGTGTCCAATAATACCACCAATGATAGCACCACCTAGTGTATCACCAGTTTTGTCACCACTGTAATGTTGTTGACCACAGACTTCTACCTGATAAGGCATCTGTTGGATAACAGTCTTATTTACATCTTGCACATTTGCAGCAAACGCTGATGTTGATGCAAGTACCATACCTAATGTCATAATAGTTTTTTTCATAGTATTACTCCTTAATTTCCATAACGAATTTTCCAGTTCCAAAGAGTTCGTATCCCTCTTTGCACTCTGTGATTTTTACGTTGGCCTCCAACGCAGCACACATTTCTTTGGCCGCCTTGATTGCGGCGCCGATGTTTTTGTAAATCATAATTAATCTCTCACTTTCAAGTATATAGTATCACAGTTAGATAGTTTTGTCAATAGGTAAAATCTCTTTTTCACCAGTTTTTTCACATTTTTTTACTTTAATCATGTTGTTCTTTTCAAGCATATTAAAGGTGTGTTCTACAATGTCTTCAACTCTTTCTTGCTTACCAAGGTATTTACCAAAGTAAAAGAATATAGCAAGAAGTGAAGTGGCAAGGAATGCCTGTTCAAAGGGTGTCATCTATCGCTCCAATATAACGTAATCGCCAAAGTATTTATCGAATACAGAGACAAGGTTTTCATAGTCATCTGACTGCATCTCATCAAGGATTTCTTTACTATTGAAGTTTAACTGTTTAGCAAAGTCTTGAGCGTATGCCATCAAGGCCCACGCATTTCCCTCTGGGCCAGTCAAATCAATAACCCTATAAGCAACTTCTTGTTTTGTTCTAATCATTATGCAGCCTCCTGCTGTATCCATCGTTGAAGGGTAGGAACATCAATTCCCAGCGAATCAGCAAGTTTTAATTCTTCCTCAATCGCATCCTTTTCCATTTGTTTTTCCCACTCTTGTTCTCGTTTCATTGTGTCACAAGCATCTTCGATTTCAGCATCTAACTCTTCATCTGTCATAGATGCAAAATCAAGTGAACGGGCATAACTCTTACTGTACGCATCAGCAACACAGTAATAAGCAGACTCCTCAAGTTCAATACGATTGAACTCAGCAAGAGTACCAGAGGGAACTCTGTCGTTCCAATACTCTGTATTTTCTGGTTCAACCATAGAACCCATCCAACAACCAGGCTGTTTGGAGAATTCCTCAGCCTCTTTACGTTGGGCATTGATATAATTAATTAATTTCTGTTCCATAATATTTTCTCTCTTTTCTCACTCTACATAGCATATTCTATACTATGTCAATAGATTTGTCAAGTGTTTTTTACTCAACTCTGTCGTGAATTGCAAGCGCACCGTAGAATGGTGTACCCATCATTTCTTCAACCTTTTCACTAAACCTTGAATCAGATGTTGCACCATAGTGTCCACCCATCATAGTCCAAGACTTCTTTTCAATCTCAACAGTAGGAACGATATGAACGATTGTTCTACCCATAATATTCCTTGAAACCAACTGTGCAGCAGGATAATCATCACTTGGATTAAACGGCCCATCTACGTTTTCAATACAAAGACCTTTAATATCACCAGAGGTAACTCCACCGTTTGTACAGTCGTACTTACCATTCTTTAACACATCAATATGTAATCCCATTATTTCCACTCCAATCCAAAATTTTCAATCATAATATCACGGACACGTTCTCTGTCCAAACTATCTGCGGCAAAGTTTTCAATACCAAACTTTTCCCAACATTCTTTCGTTGCGGCAAGAATCATCTCTGGTGTAGCACCAATAGGATAAATCGCATCAGGCACATTACCGTAGAAACTCTCTACATATGCAAGGAAGTCAGTCACTTCACCCACAATTTGTTCAACATTTTTATTCATAATAAATCCTCTCTTTTCACTCTATACTTACAGTATACTTGTTTTCACAACAAATGTCAAGTCTTTTTTTTAATTAAATGCAATTAAAGTTAATAAAAGACTATTCAAGGCAAATCCAATCGCATTAGATACAATGTACAAAGTATCTTTAGCATATATTGCCCTTACTAGGAACAAGAACAATCCAAACCATACTAATAGTATGAAGTTCAATGGTGGCAAGTTAGTTGACCATCCCATTAGAACAGAGATTGATGTCGGAGCAGTTGCTCCGTGGATGAGAATCATTCCCAACCATCCACAAGTTTCTGGTATATTCAAATTTTTAATCATAATAATAAATTCC